CGCAGTACTACGACAACATTTAATACTAGTACAGTAACAACGACTACGTTTAATACAAGTACTACAACAGTTGTAAGTACTAGCAAAGCAACATCAACTGTAGTATCAACAAGTAGGAATACACATACAACCTGGGAAACAAGTAAATCAACAACTACAACATATAATACATCGACTAGTACAACAACTACTTATAACACTTCAACAAACACCACAACTACATATAACACTAGCACAACAACTGTGGTTAGCACTAGTAAATCAACCGCAACAGTATATAATACCGCTAGAAGCACTAATACAACATATAATACTCATAAAGCTACAACTACTACATATAATACGTCAACAAGTACAACAACATATTTTAATACAAGTACAACAACAGTTATTAGTACAAGTAAATCAACGACAACCACATGGGCAACAACTAAATCTACAGCAACATCTAGAAGTACAACAACAACATTTAGTACATCTACGGTAGTATCTACTAGTAAATCTACCACTACGGTTTATAATACAGCAACATCTACAGCGTATAATACTAGTAAATCTACTACTACGGTATATAACACATCCACATCTACACTTACATCAAGAAGTACAACAACAGTTTATAATACTACCACGACTACAACTATAAGTACTACTACAACTTGGGCTACTAGTAAGAGTACTACAGAGAGTAGAT